CGCGCCTGTTCCCTTACCCTTACCCTTTCACTCTACTCGGTCTACTCTATCAATCGGTCTACTCTATTCATCAATTGATCAATTGATCGCCCGCTCCGCGAGCGACGGACGCACGGACGCACGGACGGGGGGATTTATAGGATTTATAGGATTTATATATTTAGACTAACCTAACTAACCTAACTAACCTAACTAACTATATATAAATAAACTAACTTAAATATTGTATTAATAATAAATATATGTTTATAATACTCATGTGGCGCAGACGTAAGACCACATAACAATATAAGGAAATTTAGATATGTCTAAAATAACAGATAAAGCTAAAACTCTTAACGCCGAACATAACCGCGTTGCTAATGCTAAAGCTAAGGGCATAACCTTATCAGAGCAAAAACAACAAGAGTTGTTAGGTAAGATTAATAATAGTGGTTCAGTTACTAGAAATGGTACGTGGACACTTGGTGCTGATATAGGTGATTTAGGTGATATAACTAGGCAAGCTAGTAAGTATGCTGGCATAGTTGTAGCCTTAGGTGGCACCGCTACCCCTAGTGAAGTAGATAAGTTTGCTGAAACATCTACTGGTAATTTGTTTTGGGGCTATCCTAATGGTACGCCTTTTGAACAGACACCTAGTAAGATCATGTTTGGTACTTACTTTGATCAGACTACTGGTAGTAAAGAGTGGTCTAAGTCTAAAGGCAAGAAAGAAATCTTAATTTATAAGTCTTAACTTAAGCTAACTTTCTAAAGGCAATGTCCCTAATAGCCTAAGGGTACTTTTTTACGTCTGTAACTTATTGACTTACCCTTACCCTCATACATAGCCCTAGATAGGCTATAAACTCTCTCTACTGAACGATATATACTAACACTATAAGTAAAGGGGTACCCCCCCTTTTACGCCGCCGCGTGGGTCCCACCCGCCCGCACCTAGTTTCAGCCTCGCTTTTGCATGTATTTTTCAAAAAATTTCTGTGTAAAAAATTTTGCGAAAAAATTTTTTCGAGTTATATTATGCAACAACTTGTTATCCACTTAACCACTTTACTATGGCAACAGATCGTTTATCAGAATTAGAAAAAGAATACGGAGAACTGCCTTTTGATATTAAACGACAATTTAAAGCAGAACTAGAAAAACGATACACTCCTCAAGAACTACAAGCCGATGACTACGTTCTCCATGATCGCGGATTTTTTAATTATAGTTACGATCCTGATAATAAATTAGAAGACACCCCCTTAACACAAGAACAATATAAACGTGAATTCCAACAACTTCGAAACGCTATTCCTGATTTAAGTACAACACAACAAGAATTAGGAATTAATCCTTTACAGGAATTAATGAATTCTGGGGCTTTATCTGAAATGGGTAAATACATGTTAAATGAAATGGGTTATTTTTCTCAAAAACATGGACAGCTTCCAGACTCACTTAGAGAAATTGAAGCAGACGCTGTTGAACTTGAACTTTCTGACGGCGGACGTATTGGTGAATTAGAACAAGAATTAATGGATCTTGAATACCAACAAGAAATGGAACATTTTGAACGAGTTAAAGATGAACCTGGATTACAAGAATTTTTTCTAACCTCCCCCGCAGCAAAAGTAGGAATCCTATCCCAAGCATTAAAAACGGGAGCGTCAAAAATATTAGCACCTTTACAAAATTTGTTACCAACGGGCAGCGGAGCGTTGGCAGGTTTACCTTCACTCATGGCTCGCGGTTCGGGGGAAGGTTTTGAACGGTTCGGTAAACGTAGAGGGGCAGGCACGTCCCGCGTTAATCAAAACTTAGATGAATTAATTAGTGACTTTTTTGCACAAAGCAAAGGCGGTACAGACCTTAGTAACGTAAGCCCTTACACATTAGAATTGATTCAAGCTAATATGCCCGCGATCCGCGCAGCGGCGGCAAGACAAAAACAAAACCCTAAAGCTGGATTAAATCGTGTTATTCAGTTAATGGATGAACTTGAATAAGGTTTACAACAACATGGCTTTCGGATTAAGATAATCGCTAAGTGAACCACCTTAACGAATAACTACTTTACTTATTATGGAATTATGGGATAATTTATTAGAAAAATTTCGTGGACCAATAGAGTTCCAAACGCAAAAACGAGGCGAACAAATACAGGCGGAAATTGATTATTATAATACTCCCGAAGGACAACGTGCCGCGCAGATTGGTGGTGGAATTATGTTAGGCATGTTGCCGATTCCAGGATCTAGGTTTTTTGGGATTAATCGAGTAACCATGCCCCTAATTAATAAAACATACGGCGCGGTTGGTAAGGATATGGTGGGTCGTGCTCCGTTGCCAGTGTCTAAAACACCAGTACAAACTGCCCGTGGACCGCGAGGACCGATCAACGTTGATTCGTCTAAACAATTACCGTTGCCTTTAAAAGGAGGCAGAAATACAGGTGGTTTAAGTGAAACCGATAAAGCCATGATTGATTTTATTAAACCAAAAGGTATTATGAATACCCCTTCCGCTAAAAGTCACATGGAAAAAATAGGGGCTGCAAAACGAACAGAACAATTAGCTAATCGTCGAAAGTTTTTAGAAGACGCTTTAAGATTAGATCAATCTAGAATTAAAGCAGGAGAAGCTCCTTCAAAAGATTACAGCAAGTTGCTTGAAGAATATACTAGATTAATTGAATCATTAAAATAAAACATGTCGCAAGACAAAAAAGAAAAGTTAAAACTTCTTAAAGGAATTAACTTAGATTACCTTAACAAAGCAGAAGCGAAAGAATTTACTGTTTTATTAGAAGAACTCGAAAAACGCGAATTCCAAGAAAAATCCACTAGCACCTTTATGGAGTTTGTTAGATCGATATGGAAAGAATTTATTGATGGAGATCATCACAAACAAATGGCGGCGGCTTTTGATGATATTGCTAACGGTAAACTAAAAAGACTAATCATCAACATGCCACCGAGACATACGAAATCAGAATTTGCGTCTCATTTGTTTCCTGCGTATTTGTTAGGTAAAAATCCTAAACTAAAAATTATTGAAGCAACACACACTGCTGACCTTGCTGTAAACTTTGGTAGAAAAGTTAGGGATTTAATTGACGGAGATGAATACAAAGAATTATTTCCAGATACTTCGTTAAAAGCAGACAGCCGTTCTGCAGGTAAATGGTTAACAAGTCAAGGCGGCGAATACTACGCATCAGGTATTGGTGGTGCATTAGCAGGTAGGGGTGCGGATTTGTTTATTATTGACGACCCGCATTCAGAGCAAGACGCCATGTCCGATAAAGCGATGGATGAAGCTTACGAATGGTTCATGGCGGGACCTCGTCAAAGACTACAACCTGGAGGTGCAATCGTAATTGTAATGACACGTTGGTCGAAAAAAGATTTAACGGGAAGGTTAATTAAGAAAATGGCTCAAGACGAAGGAGCAGACCAATGGAAACTTATAGAATTTCCCGCGATTTTACCTAGTGGTAAATCTCTTTGGGAAAATTTTTGGTCGTTAGATGAATTAAATACAATTAAGGCTTCTGTTAGTCCGTCGAAATGGGCTTCACAGTACATGCAAAGACCAACAGGTGAGGGTATATCTATTATTCCAAAAGATTGGTTTATGGTTTGGGAAGAAGAAAAGCCTCCTTCATGTGAGTATATTATTCAAAGTTACGATACAGCGTTTTTAAAATCCGAAAGAGCCGACTTTACGGCTATAACTACTTGGGGGGTTTGGTACCCAGAAGGAAAAATAGGCGAAGAAAACTATAAAGGTGGAGAAGCACACTTAATTTTGTTAGACTGTATTAAAGAACGTTATGATTTTCCTGAATTAAAAAACGAAGCGTTTCGTTTATTTGATTATTGGCAACCTGATACGGTAATTATTGAAGCAAAAGCCAGTGGAATTCCGTTAGTACAAGAATTACGCAGAATGGGAATTCCCGTAAACACTTTTTCTCCAGGAAAAGGGCAAGATAAGATTGCAAGATTAAATGCAGTAAGCCCAATTTTTCAAGACGGGAGAATTTGGGTGCCTGATAACAGGTGGGGCGAGGAACTTATGGAAGAAGTTTCTGATTTTCCAGGAGGCGAGAACGACGACTTAGTAGACGCTACAACATTAGCTTTAGCAAGGTTTAGAGAGGGTGGTTTCTTGACCCTAAGTAGTGATTACGAAGACGAATTTGATTACCCGAGAACACAAAGGGTTTATTATTAATTAAATAAGTAGTAGAGTTTGCATATATGGCTATAGAAAGACAACCATTTTCTGTTATTCCAGGAGCAGAAAACGAAATTGAACTGGAAATTGAGCAACCTGAAATGCTCAACCCACAAAATACGGAAGTATTTTTAGCAGAAGACGGTTCTGCTACAATAGGGTACGATCCAGAACAACAAATTAATTTAAAGTTTGGGGAAAACATTGCCGAAGCTTTAGAAGAAAGGCAATTACAAGAAATTGCTTCAGAGTTAGTTGATTCTTATGAAGAAGATTTAAATTCTAGGGACGATTGGTACACAACGTTTAGCAAAGGATTAGATTTATTAGGAATTCGTGGCGAAGACAGGTCACAACCGTTTGAAGGTGCGTCAGGAGTTCACCACCCTATACTTTCTGAAGCCGTAACACAGTTTCAATCGCAAGCTTATAAAGAATTATTGCCTGCTGGCGGACCAGTAGACGTAGAAGTGCTTGGAGTTACTAACGATGCTAAGTTAGAAAAGGCAAATCGTGTTAAAAACTTCATGAATTACCAAATAACTTACAAAATGGAAGAATACGACCCAGAAATGGATCAATTATTATTTTATTTACCGTTATCTGGTTCTGCGTTTAAGAAAATTTACTACGATCCGTCTTTAGGAAGGGCAACTGCACGATTTATTAAAGCGGAAGACTTAGTTGTTCCGTATTACGCCGTAGATTTACTTACCGCACCAAGAATTACACACGTTATGTACATGACGGAGAACGAATTACGCAAATTACAAATTTCTGGGTTTTATCGCGATATTTCTATGAGCGATCCTGGAACTATTGAAGCAACTGAACTGGATGACAAGATAAATGAACTAGAAGGGTTGTCTAGAACTTCAAATAATGAAGAATACACGCTATTAGAGGTTCATGTTGATTTAGATATTGAAGGTTTTGAAGATGTAGACGCTAACGGCGAAGAAACAGGTATAGCGTTACCTTATATTGTAACAATTTGTAAAGATACTAACGATATTCTGGCAATCCGTCCAAATTATAATCCTAATGATCCAATGCGTAAAAAGATAGAGCATTTTACCCATTATAAATTTCTTCCAGGACTTGGATTTTACGGATTTGGCTTAATTCACATGATGGGCGGGTTAACTAGATCCGTTACAGCGATATTAAGGCAATTAATTGACGCAGGCACTCTTTCTAACTTACCTGCTGGTTTTAAGTCTCGAGGGTTGAATATTCAAAAGCATGACGACCCATTACAACCAGGAGAATGGAGAGATGTTGATGTTCCAGGAGGAAGATTGTCAGATTCCTTCCTTCCGTTGCCTTATAAAGAACCAAGTGCATTTTCCT